GAGCAAGCCTATGGGCCTATGGGGAGAGTTGGTTCAATGACCTTTGATCAGGTGCGCCCCATCATCGAGGCGAGACTGTACACGTATGCATCGCTACGGCTTCAGTATCCTGATGCTCCCGCGAGTACGCTTTCGACACTGCTTGGGACGGCGATCGAAACATCAGACACGACGAGTGTCCAGGAGCGATGGGCCACGACTTATGCTAGCGAACTGGAGAATGCCGAAATCATCGAAAAGGTTATGCGGTCATTGCCCGACGAGGAGCGGCGCCTGATCGAAATGAGGTACTTCGAGTATGCACGATGGGGATACATTTGCCGAAAATTGTCAGTTAGTCGGGCGACGGCCTACAGGATTAGGGATCGGGCTCTCATGGCATTTGCGATTGAATTCGGGCTGCTCGCCCGCGCTCAAGCGACAAGTTGAGACATTGCTAAACAAAATCCGTGTTAAACTGTTATTAGAGAAAATCTTTCAGGGCCGGGAGGCGGCAGGACGCCAGCCCGGCCACAACAGGGCCCGTCGCACAAGCGGCGGTTTTTCTATATCGGGCACGGCGCGCCTAGAGACATGCCCGAGGCCCCGCGGCTCCCCGCTTACCCCCGGCCGCGGGGCTCGTCGCGCGCCGGGGGTGGTGCGATGCCGCATCCGTTCTACAAGACGACAAAGTGGGAGCGAAAGCGTAAGGCGATCCTCCGGCGCGACGGCTACATATGCCGAGAGTGCCGGCGGTACGGGCGCACCACGCCGGCGAACACGGTACACCACATCGTGCCGCTGGAAGATCGACCGGATCTGGCACTAGATGACCGAAACTTGATCAGTCTCTGCGAAGAGTGCCACAACGGGATGCACGACCGGCACACAGGCCGCCTCACGACCAAGGGGCTAGCCTGGGTAAACCGCATGGGTCTAGGCGCGAGGGTCGTCCTAGTCTGGGGACCGCCAGCCAGCGGCAAGACGACATACGTCCGAGAGCACATGCGGGACGGCGACATGGTCGTCGATCTCGACCGGATCAAAGAGGCCATCAGCATGCGGCATCGCTCCGAAGTCAGCGACGAGCTGCTTCCGGTAGCGTTGAGCATCCGGGAACACATCTACGGCTTGATCGAGCGCCGAGAGATCCCGCTTGGAACCACGGTCTGGGTGATCGCAGGTCTTGCGGACATGGCCGAGCGGGACGAAGTGATCCGGCGCCTCAAGCCTGATCGGATGGTGCAGATGGACACACCGAAAGACGAGTGCATACGCCGGGCCTTGGCCGATCCAGAGCGGCCGGACAAGGCGCGGCAGGTCCAGATCATCCTGCGGTGGTTCGAGANGTTCGCGCGCTGATCCCCCCCGGGGGCCACTGCGAAATCGTCCACGTACGGGACCGGAGGCGGGCGCCCCCGCCTCCAATAGCGCGACCGCCGAGAAACTTTTTTGGACGATGGGAGGTGTCGATGTGGCGAAGGCTCTGAAGATCCCGTCGAAGGAGGCTGTGAAGCGGGCGACGATCCGGGACATGAAACAACTCGGCGTCTACAAGCCGGAGTACAATCGCCTCATCGACATCTACGCCGGCCTCGTCCATGAGTACTTCTCTCTCCTCGATCGATTCGAACAGGAGGGCCGACAGTATACAACGTTCACGGCGGCCGGGGGAACGAAGAAGAGCGCGATCGTCGCTGCGCTCGAGGCGTTGCGAAAAGACATACTGCAGTACTCGGATCGGCTGTGCCTGAACCCGAAGGCTTTTGAGAACGTCACGGTGGAGACGGCCAGCGCATCGAAGCTGGTGAAAGCGCTGGCTGAGCTCGACAAGTGAAGAAGCCAAAACACTTCCAGGCGGTACTGCAGTATGTTGATGACGTTTTGTCCGGTCGCAAGGTGGCCGGCAAGGAGATTATCCAGGCGTGCGAACGCTTCCGGCGGTACCTAGAGAACCCGGCCTACGAGCTAAGACACCGGGACCCCGAGTTCGTCATTGAGATTATCGAGAAGACCTTCGTTCATGACCAGGGCGAACGGCTGGACGGCTCCCCGCTCAAAGGGGAGCCGTTCCTCTTGGAGCCGTGGCAGAAGTTTATCGTCTACAACCTGGTAGGGTTCTACCACCGGGGGACGAACATCCGGGTCTTCCACGAAGCTTTCATCTTCGTGCCGAGGAAGAACGGCAAGACTCGGTTTGCCGCGGCGCTGGCGTGGGCGTTGGCACTGCTCGAGCGGCGCTCCGGCTCAAAAGTGTATATCGTAGGAGCCGCCCTCCGCCAGGCGAGGCAGAGCTTCGAGTTCATCCTGCACAACCTACGGGAGATGGGCGAGGCCGAGAATTTCAGGATCCTCGACAACAACCAGGAGTGCAGCATCCGGGGAACTATCGGCGACGGGTCGATCCACATCGAGGCTTTGGCGGCGAGCCCCGAGAGGCAGGACTCGCTCAACTGTAACATCGCCATCGCCGACGAGCTCCACGCCTACAAGAGCCCAACGCAGTACAACGTGATCAAAGAGGCCATGAAGGCCTACACCAACAAGCTTATGATCGGGATCACGACCGCCGGCGATAGCATGAACTCGTTCTGCTACCGCCGGCTACAGTACTGCAAGAAGATCCTCGACGGCACGGTGACTGACGAGCAATACTTCGTCTTCATTGCCAAGGCGGACGAGGACGAAAACGGCGGTGTCGACTACACGAACCCGATCCAGCATGAGAAGGCGAACCCGAACTATGGGGTGACGATTCGGCCCGAGGACATCATGAATGATGCCCTGCAGGCCCAGAACGACCCGCAGCAGCGCAAGGACTTCCTGGCTAAGAGCCTCAACATCTACACCTCGGCGATGAGGGCGTACTTCGACATCGAGGAGTTCCGGGCCAGCGACCGCAAGTATAACTGGACGCTCGATGACCTCTCGAAGCTGCCCATCGAGTGGTACGGTGGCGCCGACTTGGCGAAGCTCCACGACTTGACGGCCGCCGCCTTGTACGGGACCTATGGCGACGTGGACATCGTGATCACGCACGCCTTCTTCCCGATTGTGGCGGCGCACGTCAAGGCGAACGAGGACGGCATCCCGCTCTTCGGGTGGCAGGATGATGGCTGGCTCACGATGACCAACAGCCCTGTCACCGAGTACGACGAGGTCATCCGGTGGTTCGTCCGGATGCGGGAGCGGGGCTTTAAGATCAAGCAGGTCGGTTTCGACCGTAAGTTCGGCCGCGAGTTCTTCCTCGGGATGCAGCGGGCCGGCTTTCGAATCGAGGATACGCCGCAGCTCTACTTTCTCAAGAGCGAGGGCTTCCGGCGGATCGAGGCCAAGGTGAAGGCGGGGAAGTTCTACTACCTGCACTCTGAGGCGTTCGAGTACTGCGTCCAGAACGTGCGGGGAATCGAGATGGTGGATGACGCCATCAAGTATGAGAAGATCGAACCTACGCAGCGGATCGACCTGTTCGATGCCGCTGTTTTCGCGTGCATGCAGATGCTGAAAAACCTGCAAAAGAGCAGCACGGCGCAAAGATGGCTGAAGGGAGGCGGCGGTACGTGAAATGGCTGAAAAGAGTTGGCCGCCTCTTTGGCCGGCGAAACTCTCATTGGTTCGTGACGTTCGACAGTCTGGACATCCCGGGCTACACCCGGCTCTCTGACTGTCCCGAGGTCCGTATCGCCGTGCGGCGGATTGCGGACCTCATTTCGAGCATGACGATTTACCTGATGAGGAACACGCCCGAGGGCGACGTGCGGGAGAAGAACGAGCTGTCCCGGAAAATCGACATCAACCCGTACAGTCTCATGACCCGGAAGGCGTGGGTCTACTGGATCGTCCACACCATGTTGCTCGAGGGGGATGGAAACGCCGTGGTCTACCCTCGAATCGTGGACGATCTGATCGACGAGCTGATCCCGCTGCCGCCCTCGAAGGTCTCGTTCCACGGGCTGGACGACGGGAGCTATGTGATCCACTACGGCGACAAGGTCTACCGCAATGACGAGGTTCTGCACTTCGTGCTGAACCCGGANCCCGAGGAGCCGTGGCGTGGGCGGGGCTTCCGGGTCGTGCTCAAGGACATCGTGCGTAATCTCNGGCAGGCGGCCGAGACGAAGCGCAGCTTCATGTCGGGCAAGTACATGCCGAGCCTCATCGTCAAAGTGGACGCGGCGACAGCGGAGCTTTCAAGCGATGAGGGGCGCAACGCCGTCTTCAAGAAGTGGCTTGAGACGTCGGAAGCGGGGCAGCCGTGGATCATCCCGGCTGAATTGCTCGACGTACAGC